ACGGGCCCGCCGCTGAGGACTGGGCCAAGGCCGCCGCCATCCTCTTCCGGAGCTCGGACGCCTGCACCTACTTCCAGGCCAAGGTAGACGGGCTGGCCCCGCTCTACGAGGAAGATCCCCGGCAGGTTCCCTTGCTCGACGGGGAACACCAGTTCGAGAGGCGCCTGTCCCTGTCCCTGCATTTCAACTACACTCCAGTCGTGCAGGTCCCCCAGGACTTTGCGGACACCCTGGACGCCGGGACCGTCAGCGTCGAGGCCACCTTTCAGCCATAGGAGCGCCCCATGAGCATCCCCGCCTCCAACCTCGTCTCCGCCCTCGCCTCGGTCCTCGCGGCCGGCGGGAAGGCCCTGGTCCTCAACGGCCTCGTGCTCACCCAGGCCGCGGCCCTGCCCTACGGGGCTCCCCTGAGCTTCCCCGGGGCCCAGGAGGTCTCGGACTACTTCGGCCCTTCCTCGGAGGAGGCGGCCATGGCGGCCGTCTACTTCAATGGCTTCGACGGGTCCACCGCCAAGCCCGGCGCCCTTCTCTTCGCCCGCTACGCCCAGGCGCCGATCAGCGCCTTCCTCCGCGGCGGCAAGAACGCGCTCACCCTGGCCCAGGTCCAGGCCATCACGGCCGGGACCCTGAGCATTACCGTCGACGGGGTGCTGAAGACCTCGGCCACCGTGGACCTCTCCGCGGCCACCAGCTTCTCGAACGCCGCCGCCCTGCTGACCACGGCCCTCGGCCTCACCGGCGGCGCGGCCGTCACCTACGACTCCACCTTCGAGGCCTTCGTCGTCACCAGCGGAACCACCGGGGCGACGAGCACGATTACCTACGCCACCGGCGACGTGGCGACCAGCCTCTCCCTCACCCAGGCCGGCGGCGCCGTCCTGAGCCAGGGGCAGGTGGCGGACACGCCCTCCGGGCGCATGACCACCATCGTCGAGGCGACTCAGAACTGGGCCAGCTTCTCGACCGTGTGGGAGCCGGTGGACGCCGACATGCAGGGCTTCGCCACCTGGACTAACCTCCAGGGCGACCGCTTCCTCTACGTGCCCTGGACCACGGACGTTACCGCCACGGAAGCCCCCGCCAGCTACACCGGCATCGGCCACTACCTGAAGGCCGGCAACCTGAGCGGCACGGCCCCGGTCTATCTGGACCCCCTCCATGCCGCCTTCGTGCTGGGCGCGGTGGCCTCCACCGACTTCTCGGCCACCAACGGCCGGGCCACCCTGGCCTACAAGGGCCAGACCGGGCTCCTGCCCTCGGTCTCGGACCTGACCTCCGCGGCGAACCTGGAGGCGAACGGCGTCAACTTCTACGGCGCCTACGCCACCGCCAACGACGAGTTCCTCCTCTTCCAGACCGGGCAGGTGTCGGGCCCCTTCGCCTGGATCGACAGCTACATCAACCAGATCCAGCTCTCGAACGCCTTCCAGCTCGCGCTCGTGAGCCTGCTCGCCAGCCAGCAGACCAAGAGCCTGCCCTACAACGTGGACGGCTACGCCCTCATCAAGCAGGCCATGGCGGACCCCATCGCCCAGGCGGTGAACTTCGGCAGCATCCGCGCCGGCGTCTCCCTGAGCGCCTTGCAGGCGGCCCAGGTCAACTCCGCGGCCGGGCGCCCCATCGACAGCGTGCTTTACCGCCGCGGCTGGTATCTCCAGGTGCTGGACCCCACCGCCCAGGTCCGGGGCAGCCGCGGGACGCCGGTCATCAACTTCTGGTACATGGACGGCCAGAGCGTCCAGCGCATCACCCTCAACAGCATCAACATCCAGTAAGGGGAGGCTCCCATGGCCCGCACCATCACCTCGGCGAACGCCGTCCTCATCCTCACCATCCCCGGGGTCTTTGACTCCGGGGTGAGGATCCAGGGCTTCGCCACGGACGACATCTTCGGCACGGACCCCATCGCCACCACTGAGGCCCGCATGGGCGTGGACGGCAACCTCGCGGCCGGGAAGATTTTCAACCCCGTCAAGATGAAGCTGCACATCGAGGCCAACAGCCCCAGCGTGGACGTGTTCGAGGCCTGGAACGCGGCCGAGGAGCAGCTGCGGGAGACCATCAGCTGCACCGGCACCCTGGAGATGCCCGGCGTGGGGAAGAGCTTCGACCTCACGAACGGCTACCTCACCAGCTTCAAGTCCCTCCCGGACGCGAAGAAGACGGCCCAGCCCGTCGAGCACGAAATCACCTGGGAGCGGGTCCAGCCCGCTCCTATCTGAGGAGGCCTAGATGGCCCGCCGCACGAAGCTCGTCACCATCCCGGAGGACCCGAAGGGCGAGAACCGGGACTCCGGGAAGTCCTACCTCGTGACCGAGATGAGCCCCTTCAAGGCCGAGGCCTGGGCCCTGCGGGCCCTCAACATCATCGCCAAGGCCGGGGTGGACGTTCCCCAGGAGACGATGCGGGCCGGCATGGCTGGCCTCGCCTCCATCGCCCCCAGCTTCGCCGGGTTCCAGGGCCTCGACATCGAGGCCCTGAAGCCCTTGCTCGAGGAAATGATGGAGTGCGTGTCCTTCAAGGCCGGCACCGAGGTCATGCCCATCTACCGGAAGATCAGCCTCGACGCCAGCGACATCGAGGAGGTCTCCACCATCCTCCGCCTGCGGAAGGAAGTCCTCGAGCTCCACCTGGGTTTTTCGCTGGCCGAGAAGCTCCGCGACTTCCTGGCCCGGATGAAAGCGGCGCTCCCTACCACTGGGTCAACGTCCCCGGCATCATCGGAGTCATCGTCTCCTCGAGGCTAGCCACCCTCCACGAGCTCCAGACGGTCTACGGGATGGCCGACGCCTACGACCTCCTGGAGGTCATCGCAGTCAACAACGCCAACCGGGCGCATCTGAGCAAGCGGAGATAGCATGGCCACCGTCCTCGAGTCCTTCCTTCTCGCCCTCGGCTGGGACACCAAGGACCTGAAGAAGGGCGAGGCGGAGGCCGATGAGAGCTTCCGGAAGACCCGCCAGGAGGCGAGCAACACCGCCCAGCACCTCCAGGAGACGGGCCAGCAGGCCGGGGAGTTCTACGAGGGGCTGGCGGAGAAGGCCGCCGCGTTCTTCGCGGTCCTCGTGGGCGGGCACGAGGTGAAGGAGTTCGCCGGGGAGATGCTCGAGCTCGAGGATGAGACGGGCAAGCTCTCGCGGATGCTGGGGGTCAACATCGAGGCCCTACAGGGCTGGCGCCGGGCCGCGGCTCTCGAGGGCGGGAGCTCCGAGGCTTTTGACACCAGCTTGAAGCAGCTCAACTCCCAGCTCGAGCTTATCGCCATCCACGGGCCCCGCGCGGAGATGGCCCTGCGGCTCTTCAAGGGGCTCGGCATCGGGGAGCAGGAGCTCAAGGGCAAAGACGCTATCGGCGTCATGGACCTCCTCGCCGAGAAGATGGGCAAGCTCTCCGGCCGCCGGGCCTTGGGCCTGGGGCAGCGCCTGGGCCTCGACGAGGGCACCATCCGGCTCCTGATGAAGGGGCGCGAGGGCGTGGCGGCCATGGTGGAGGAGCAGGAGAAGCTCGGCACCTTCAGCAGCGAGGACGCGGAGAAGGCGGAGAAGTTCAACGACACCCTTGCCATGGCGCGGACCCAGTTCCAGATGGCGGCCGCCTCGGTGCTCCACGCCCTGCTGCCGGCCCTTCAGTGGATGGGCGACAAGCTGCGCGAGCTGGGCCAGTGGGCCCAGGAGCACCCGACCGCCGTCAAAGCGGCGATCATCGGCATCGCCGCGGCCCTGGGGGTCCTGGCGGTGGCGGCCGGCATCGCCGCCCTGTCCATGTTCGAAGTCACCATCCCGCTCCTCCTCATCGCCGCGGCCGTCGGGGCCCTGGCCGCGGCCGTGGTCTGGCTCAAGTCCGAGTGGGACAAGTGGGCGGCCGGCGGCGACTCGGTCCTGGCCCCGATGTTCGAGCGCATCAAGGCCTTTTGGATGGAGTTCGGGAAGCCGATCCTCACCGAGTTCAAGATTGTGAAGGAGGGCATCATGGACGAGCTGGCGGTCCTGTTCGATGCCCTCAAGCTGATGTGGGGGCTCTTCATCGGCGACGAGGCCACGGTGCGGAAGGCCTGGAAGGCCCTCGGCGAGGACCTCGTCCGCCTCTGGCACCTCGTCAGGAACACCGTGCTCTACGTCGTCGGCTACACCGGCGCCTTCATGGCCCGGGCCTGGGAGACGGCGTGGGCCCGGATGAAGGCCGCGGCCTTCCAGGCCCTCGACGAGGTGGCCCAGAAGATCAAGTCCACGACCCTCGGCGACTTCATCCTCGACGCAGCAAAGGGGTCGCCCGGCGGGGCCCTGCTCGACCTCGCGAGGGGCGGGGCGCCGGCCTACGCCGCCGCGGCCGCGGGCGGAGGCGGCCCCGTCACGACCACGACGATTGGCGAGCTGCACGTCCACACGCAGGCCGCCGATGGGCCGGAGGTCGCCTCCGAGGTGGGGCGGCTGGCGAACTCCCGCAACCTCGTGGACCACGCTGACGGAGGGTTCTGATGGCGGGCGCCTACCCGAACCAGTGGGGGCTGTTCGACTCGGAGCTCAACCCCGTGTTCGAGGTGGACTCCTGCCTCGAAGTGGGCTACGGCCTGGACTTCAAGACCTCCAACTTCCCCGTGGAGAAAGGCGGGTTCGCCAGCTACAACAAGGTCGCGGAGCCCTTCAAGGCCCGGGTGAGGCTGGCGGTCGGTGGCGACGGGGACCGGATCAAGGCCTTTGTCGACGCGCTCGACGCCGCCGTGGCCTCCACTGACCTCTACTCCGTGGTGACGCCGGAAAAGGTCTACTTGAAGGCCACGCTCGAGCGAGTGTCCTACCGCCGCAGCGCCAGGAGCGGGGCCAACCTCATCGCGGCCGACTTGGAGCTGCTGCAGGTGCGTGAGGTGGACCCAGTCTACGTGAACGTCGCCATCCCGGCCGCCAAGGCCAAGAGCTCGAGCAGCGCCTCCAAGGTGAACACCGGCAAGCAGCAGCCCCAGGACCCCAGCGACCCGGCCTTCAGCGACCTGACGCCCCAGCAGGCTATCGAGCTGGGGATCCAGCACGGCAGGGGGCCCGCGTGATCTTCTGCGACCTGGACCTCAACAACCAGCCCGTGTGGCGCGGGACTCCGTGCCTCCTGGGCGTCCCTCTGGAGACGGCCCCCTACCAGGGGTTCTACGGGACGCTCATCTTCGCTCCGGCGCCAGGGGTGGAAGGGGACCCGTCCTACTCCGGCCTGGGCTCGGACTTCGTGCTCCTCTTCTGGGCCGAAGGGGCCACCACGCCCCAGGAGGTCCCCCTTCAGGGGATCCCCAGCCAGCAGCTCTCCGTCGTGCTCGACGGCCAGAACTGCACCCTCAGCTTCTACGATCGGCCCGTTCCGGAAGACCCCTTTGCTCCCCTCTACCTCGTCCAGTGGGCGGACCTCTGGGCCACGAGCTACTACCAGCAGGAGAACCCATGAGCCGCACCTACACCCCGCCGCTCCGCTCCGACAATCCCCCGGGGCCCGCCGGGAACTTCACCGCTTCCGAGGTCGACGGGATCATGCAGGGCCTTGCCGGCGTGGCGAACGCCTCCGCCGTGGTCAAGCTGGTCGCCGACTCCACCGCGCGGCTGGCGCTGGGCAGCGCCGTCCAGGTGGGGGACTTCGCCCTGGAGGCCGGCGGGAACCTCTACCTCCTGAAAGCCCTGCCCGCCAGTTCATCGGGCAACTGGCAGCAGGTCAATGGCGGTGGCGGGTCGGACCCGACCCTGCAGTGGATTGCCCAGACCCCGTGGAACCCGCCCCAGCTGGCGGACTTCACCGAGGTCAAGAACGGGGGCGGCAAGTTCGGGATCCCGCTCAGCACCGCGCACAACGTGACGACCCAGGGGAACAAGGGCATCCACCTGGACGGAGGAGCAGCGAGCTCCGTCGCCCTGGGGTGGGAGATCCTCGTGAACCCCTTCACGCCGGTCCTCGGCGACGGGACTCGCGCGGCCATCATCCCGATCATGGCGGACTTGAGCAGCTACGCGGGCCTCATCCTGCGCAACTCGACCTCCGGGAAGTTCATCTTCGCCGGGCTGTACGACCCGTTCGCGTCAACTTCCGTGGTGCCGGTGGTCCGCGTGGAGCAGTTCAACGCCGACGGGACCAGCGCGGGGACGCTCGTTGGGGACAGCCCGAAGGTCCACCTACCCTACATCGTCTATCTCAACCTCTTCGTGAGCACCTCGACGGGCTACCAGTTCTCGATCGGCACCCCTGATGGCGTCGGCGTGAACGGGCCATCCTTCGACATCGCGGCCTTCCTCGGGTCCGTCGATCAGGTCGGCGTCGGCGTCTCAAACAGCGGCACGAACTTCTCCGGCCTCTCCTGGCTCCACTGGGAGCAGAGCTACTAAGATGGCCGGTTCCTTCGCGAAGAAGATCCTCGAGGCCGCCCTCACCCTGGAGGGCGGGTTCTTCTCGTCCGGGACCAACACGCTCGTGCTCAGCGGGCTGAGGATGAGCCTCGAGGTCGAGAAGGGCGGCCAGCCCTCGAAGAACGCGGCCAAGCTGCGCATCTACGGGATGACGGAGCAGGACATGGACTCGGCCACGACCACGGCCTTCAAGGCCCTGGGCGTGAGGAAGAACCTGCTGCGCGTCCGGGCCGGCGACGAGGGGAGCCTTGCCGTCGTGTTCCAGGGCGAGATCACGGGGGCCTGGGCGGTCTACCACGAGCCGCCCGGGCTCTACTTCCAGGTCGAGGCCTTGAGCGGCTACTACCCGGCCGTGGTCCCGGTCCCGCCCCGCAGCTTCTCCGGCGGCGCGGCCGTGGCGCAGATCATGGAGACCCTCGCCGCCAGCATGGGCTACGCCTTCGACAACGCCGGGGTGGACGCCGTGCTCTCGAACCCCTACCTCTCCGGGTCGGACTTCCAGCAGGCCCAGGCCCTCGCGGAGGCTTCCGGCATCGACTGGGGCGTGGACGATGGGACGCTCTGGATCGCCCCGCCCGGGCAGCCCCGCGCGGGCGAGGCACCCCTCGTCTCCCCTGAGACGGGGATGATCGGCTACCCCACCTTCGACAAGGAAGGCCTCGAGGTCCGGGCCCTCTACAACCCCGCCTTCAAGCACGGGGGTGTAATCAAGGTCGAGAGCTCCATCCGGCCTGCCCGCGGCGTCTGGAGGGTCCACGGCCTGAAGCACCACCTCGAGAGCGAGCGCCCTGGCGGGAAGTGGGAGACGACGCTCAAAGCGTCCTACGTGGGAGGCTGAGATGCCCGGGAACCCCAACAGCGACGGCTACACCCCCCAGCGCAAGCTCTCCTCCGGGAACACGCCTTTCAACGCCCTCATGTTCCTCCTGCAGCAGGCCCTCGGCCGGGTGAACGTGGCGACCCTCGTCCAGGTCCAGGCAGTCCACACGGAGGGCCGCACCGCTCCGGCGGGGACCGTGGACGTGGTGCCCCTCGTGGACCAGCTGGACGGCGCCGGGAAGGCGGTGCCCCACTCGGTGGTCTACGGGATCCCGTTCTTCCGGCTGCAGGGCGGCGACGTGGCCGTCATCGTGGACCCGAAGCCCGGGGACCTGGGCTTCTGCATCTTCGCGGACCGGGACATCTCCAAGGTCAAAGCCGGCGGCAAGGCCGCTCCTCCGGGGAGCCTCCGCCGGTTCGACATGGCCGACGGCCTCTACTTGGGCGGCTGGAACAACGCCAGCCCCTCGCCCACCGCGTACCTCGTGATCGACGACGCCAGCGCGGACTTGGTGCACCCGGTGGCCCTGAACCTCACCGCTCCAGCGATCAAGCTGGACGGCGCGGTGGAGGTGACCGGGGACCTCACCGGCGACAAGGGCGCCACCTTCCAGCAGGACGCGGTGGCGGGCTCCATTTCCCTGATGCACCACAAGCACCCCGGGGTGCAGACTGGTAGCGGTCAGACCGGAGAACCCCTCTGATGAACACCCTTTTCCTCAGCCAGCCCGACACGGACCTCGACGCCTGGGACCTCCAGCTCGACTCGGGGGGCAACCTCGCCACGAAGACGGGGCCGGAGGCGGTGGCGCAGGACGTCGCCTCGGCCGTGAAGACTTTTGCCGGGGACCTCTACTACGACCAGGGCCAGGGCATCCCCTACCTCTCCCAGGTGCTCGGCCGCCCCTTCAGCCTGCCGCTGGTGAAGGCCTACCTCGAGGACGCGGCCCTCGGCGTCCCGACCGTCGTCCAGGCCCGGGCCACCATCACGAGCCTCCAGGGCCGCAAGCTCTCCGGATCGGTGGAAGTCATTGACGAGCAGGGCGCCGCCCTGCTGGCCCATTTCTGAGGTCGCGCCATGCCCAGCTCCGTCCCTTCCCCGACCCTCGGCACCAACGGCTTCACGGCGCCGGAGGAGTCCGCCATCCTCACGGCGGTCCTCAACGACTTCAACTCCGCTTTTGGGGGCGGGCTGAACATGAGCCTCAGCACCCCCCAGGGCCAGCTCTCGCAGACCCTTGCGGCGATCATCGCCGACAAGAACAGCACCTTCCTCTACTACACCTCCCAGGTGGACCCGCAGTTTGCCCAGGGGCGGATGCAGGACGCCATCGGGCGAGTCTACTTCCTCACCCGCTTCGCCGCGGCTCCGACGCTGGTGTCCTGCCTGTGCACCGGCCTCGCCGGGACCGTGATCCCGGCAGGGGCCCAGGCCAAGGACACCTCCGGCAACATCTACTCGGCCGTGACGGGAGGGACCATCGGGGCAGGCGGGACCGTGACCCTGGACTTCCAGAACACGGCGACGGGGCCCATCTCTTGCCCGGCCGGGACGCTGACCAGGATCTATGTCGCCATCCCCGGATGGGACACCATCACCAACCCGGCGGACGGCGTCCTGGGGCGCGACGTCGAGAACGCCCAGGCCTTCGAGCAGCGCCGGAAGAACAGCGTGGCCATCAACGCCAAGGGGACCCCGCCCTCCATCTTCGCGGCCGTGTTCGCCAGCGGCGCGGACCTGACGCCGCCCCAGGTGCCGACGGACGTGCTCGTCATCGAGAACCCCAGCGGAAGCCCGCTCACCATCGGCTCCTACACGCTGCTCCCGCACTCGGTCTACGTCGCGGTGGTGGGAGGCGACGACGCCAGCATCGCCGCGGCCATCTGGTCGAAGAAGGACGCGGGCTGCGACTACAACGGGAGCACCTCTGTCGTCGTGGAGGACACCTCCTACACCCCGCCCAGGCTCTACACCGTGAAGTTCCAGAGGCCCACCGCCACGCCCATCTACTTCGACGTCAAGGTGGCCTCAAACCCGAACCTCCCCGCGGACCTGACCACGAAGGTTCAGGCCGCCATCGTGGCCGCGGCCCTGGGCCAGGATGGCGGCCCCCCGCTCAAGATCGGGAGCACCATCTACGCCAGCCGCTTCTACGCACCGGTCGCCGCCATCGACCCGAGCATCCAGATTCTCTCGATTGCCGTCGGCACCGCGCCCAGCCCCACGGCCGCCAGCGTGAGCGTGGGCATCGACGCCTACGGCACCGCGAGCTCCTCCAACGTCACCGTGGAAATCATCTGATGATCCCTTCCCGCTTCCAGGCCACCATCGCCTCGCAGTTCGCCACGAGCCCTCGGCTCCTGGCCCTGCTTGAGAACTTCAACGAGTACGTGGACCCATCCGCGGACCTCGAGCAGTTCTATCAGCAGGTGTGGGACCTGAGCACGGCCGTCGGCTACGGGCTCGACGTGTGGGGCCGCATCGTCGGCGTGACGCGGAGCTTCACCTACCAGAGCACCACCTACACCCTCGGCGACACGGACTTCCGGACGCTCATCCTCGTCAAGGCCCTCGCAAACATCGTGGACAGCTCGATCCCCAGCTTCAACCGCCTGCTTCAAGCTCTCTTCGCGGGGCAGGGCAACGCCTGGGCGAACGACCTGGGCGGGATGAACATGAGCCTCCTCTTCGACTTCTTCCTGTCGCCAACCCAGCTCGCCATCGTGGCCGGGTCCGGCGTGATGGGGCGCCCCGCAGGCGTCGGCTCCGGCATCGCCCAGGTGCCCTCGACGCAGGTCTTCGGCTTCAACGGCTCGGGCCTCGCGGGCTTCGACCAGGCCCCTTTCTTCGTCGGCATCATCCCCGTCTCCTAGGAGCTCCGCATGTTCAGCAACCCGCCGCTTTTCCCCGAAGCTTTCGCCAACGCCGGGGCGGCCAACACGATCCCCACCGCCCCCACGGGGACCAACCTCGCCTCGCTCGACGAGGGGTTTCCCGCGATCACGTCGCTACCGCCCTCCTCCGGCGGCCTCCCGCCGGAGCGCGCTGACTTCAATGGGATCTTGAAGCAGGTCACGCAGCACCTGAAGTTCCTTGGTGAGGGCGGCGTCTACCTCGTCGATGGCACCGTGAGCGCGGCAGGCTACTCCGAGGGGGCGGTAGTCCTCTTGGCGAACGGCCTTCTCTATCAGAACCTCCAGGACGGGAACACCAACGACCCGAACACGAACAAGGTGGGGTGGTCCCCCGTCAACCAGTTCGAGAGGATGAATCGTTTCTGGGCCGGGTGGATCACAGGCACCGCGAACGCCTACATCGCGCTCCTGAACCTCTACAACCTGGGCAACCCCGCGGGCGAGTTCCCTCAGTTCATTCTCTTCCAGGTTGAGCCCGGTGCCACCACGCTCAACAACACCGGAGCCTCGACGATTAAATTCGGGTTCGAGGTTGGCGTCGGCTACACGGCGACGAAGGAGCTGCGCACGAACGACGGCCAGCCCCTCGTCGGCGGCGAGATCCAGGCGGGGAACTCCTACCTCGCGATGCTCGACGGCACCGGGACCTACTACTCCCTGATGAACCCTTCCGTTTCTCAGGCGGTCAAGGCCGGCGGCGTTGCCTACACAACCTCGGGCTCTACCACGGACCTGATGGTCGGGCAGGGCGTTTCGATCATCCCCAGGTCCTCCAAGATTCGGATCATCTACAGCACGCTCCCGCAGAGCACGGGTGCCGGCGGGACCGTCAGGATCCGCCAGGGGAACGGCGCGGCCCCCGCCGCCGGTTCAGCGGTATCCGGGAGCGTCTTCGACACCATCGCCATCCGGGCCGGCAGCGGCTCGAACTACTGCATGATGCAGGTCATTTCCGTCACCCCTGGGGTTGAGGTCTGGCTGGAGGCGAGCTTCCAGGCGGCGAGCACCTCGGCGGCTTCGTGCGGGATCTTCGTCTCGGTCGAAGATGCGGGGTAGGACCATGAACTTCCGACGCAAACCGAAAGTCTACTTGCGAAACGAAGGGGGAGAGATGCGCCAGTCCCAGGATCAGAGGAGCGGCGGCCACTTCGGCGGGATCACTTTCGGTCTCGTCCTGTTGGCTATCGCCAGTTTCCTAGCGGCCTACAACTTCAACGACCTGACCTCGACCATCAAGAGCCAGGGGAAGGACCTCCAGGAGCTCGCGAGGGGCCTCTCCGTGCTCAAGGATCGCCAGGACGAGGTCCGCTCGATTCAGGCCAAGCACGGCGACCGGCTGGACACCTTGGAGAGGACCGTCGACAAGGACGAGGTCTACCTGGGGCTCCGCCGCACCTACCGGGACCACCAGACTCCGCCGCAGGACGGCGGGGCACACTGAGGGGGCACCATGCCGATCCGCTTTCAAGAGGGCCGCTTTCACGACCTCCAGGGCAACGAGCTTGCCCTGGCCCAGGCCGCCAGCTTCTCCGACCACGCCAGGGCCCACGGGATCAACAACACGGTCCCGCAGGCCCTGCTCGAGCTCTACGCGCCGAAGGCGGTCGACCTGCTCCGCGCCATCTACGAGGCCCTCGGCACCTCCGCCACCGTCACCAGCTTCTACCGGTGCCCGATCCTGAACTCGAGCGTGGGCGGGAAGATCCACCCGCCCTCGGCGCACATGGACTGCCGCGCCGTGGACTCCGTGCCGGATGGCATGAGCCCGGACGAGGCCTTCGAGAGGCTCCGGCCGCTGGCGCACTCCCTGGGCTTCGACCAGCTCATCGTGGAGCACGACCACCTCGGCCACCGCTGGCTGCACTCCGCGGTCGCGCGGGACGGAGTCTCCCCGCGGCTGATGGCCTTCGCCCTGGAGAAGGGCGCCATCACGGACAGGAAGGCGCCGGGGTGAGGCGGGAGGCCGCGGCGCGGGCCCTGCTGCTGGCCGCCTCGTCCTTGCTTTGGGCCGCGATGATGACCACCATTTTCTCGTGCCTCGTCAGGCACTCCCAGGAGCCCCCATGCACTACGACAAGAACCGGAACCCCCTGAAGGCCGGCGACGAGGTCCTCGTCCGCGCCGTCGTCCTCGAGGCCGAGCACGCCGGCGGCATGATCCACTTCGCCACCGTCGAGAAGGACCCGCGCGGGATCCGCCACGCCTTTGCCCTCCACCCTTCCCAGGTGGAGCTCGTGGCCGAGCCGGAGGAGCTCGTGCCCGACGAGACCCTCCCCCTCGTGCCCACGCTCGCCCCCCAGGGGCAGGAACCTGCTGCTGCCCCCCAGGGCGAGGCGGGGGCGCTCCAGCTCGCCGAGGGCGACCCTGGCGCCGGGGAACAGGCCCCCCAGGGTGGCGAGGCGAACCTCCAGAGCTCCGGCGAGAACCTCCAGAGCCCGGACGGCCAGCCGGGCGGGGCTGAGGGCCATGCCCCCGGCGACCAGCAGGGCGGCGCCCCCGCCGCCGGGTCCCTCACCTGATGCTCGGCCTGTTCACCGCCTGGGCCGCCCGGAACCTCTCGAGGCTCTGGGCGGCCTTCCCCCACCCCCTCGCCCTGGCCCGCCGGCTCATGGAGGAGGGGGGCGAGCAGCTTCACCGCGCCCTCCAGCTGCTCGGCCTGCCTGTGCTCTCCGCGGGATACCTGCTCCTCTGCGGGGGGCAGGTCTTCGGCAAGCAGGACAACACGAACGCCATCATCGGGACGGCCGGGATCCTGGCCTACTACTGCTGGGGGGTCTACGCCCGCGCCAAGCGGCTCCGGGAAGTGGTGGCCCAGGCCGGCGCCCAGCCGCCCCAGCCGCCCGGAGGTGACTCGTGAAGATCCAGCTCTCCGTCCCCTGGCTGAAGGTGCTCCCTTACGCCGTGGTGGGCCTCCTGGGCTTCGCGGCCGGGTGGTGGGCCTTCCGCCCCCGCCCAGCCGCTCCGGCCGTCCACCGGGACGCCCAGCGGCTCCCAGGCGGGACGCTCGTGCTCCAGCAGGACCCGGCCTCCTCCAGGCAGGCCCGCGCGGCCGTGCCCCAGGTGGAGCTCCCCCAAGGCGGCAAGCTCACCCGCGCCTCGAGCTTCACCGTCCGGCCGAAGCCCGCGGAGGGTCTTCCCGGGATCCCCGACGGCGCGGCCCTGCCCGAGGTTCACCTCCAGCTCGCCGAGGTGAAGACGCCCGACGGCTCCGACCGGATCGCGGTGAAGAGCCCCGACGGCGAGGTGGTCGGGGGCCAGGACCTCGTCGTCTCTGGCCCCACGAAGAGCGGCCACGGCTGGGGCGTGGGCGCGTTCTGGAACCCTGGCACGAAGGCCTACGGCCCCGTCGTCGCGAAGGACTGGGGCCCCTTCCAGCTCCAGGCCGCCCTACGGTTCGAGCGGGCCCCTCCTCTCGCCGGCGGTGGGGTCTCGCGCAGCGTGGACCTCACCGCGATCATCCGCTTCTAACCGAGCCCCACGGGGCCACTCTCGAAAGGATCCACCATGCACTACCGCAACGGCCGCGAGGCGAAGAACGGCGACAAGGTCGTGAAGCTGGATTTCAGCAATGGAAAGGTGGTCGCCTTCGGCGTCCTCCACGACGCCGTCCCCGGCAACGACTACTGCAACGGCAATATCGCCCCGGTCCTCACTGGCATCGGGGCCTGCATGGTGGACTGCCTCCATGTGGACGACCTCGCCGAGCTGCTGAAGCAGGCGGGGCTCGACAAGCGCCCCGTCGGCAAGTAGAGGACCGGCTTGACGGCCGCCTGCGGGCGGCCCAGCATGGGCCTTTCCCTGGAGGCTCGCCATGAGATGACCAGGACCCTGAAGCGACAAGGGCGGCCCCGCGGCCGCCCTTCTCTTTGCCCCTTGCGCTCGAGGCTCCGGATGTCTGAACATGAGGTCTCCGCAGGGGGAGAAGGGCCAGGGGGGGCCGGGGAAACCCGGCCCTTTCCATGCACGGAGGGGCCCTGCCCGGCTGCTGAGGGCCCGCCCATCCCCTCCACCGCTGCCAGCTCAAAGGGTGAGGGGGAGACCGGCGAACCGGCTCCCCCTCTGTGCTCGCGTGGAGGGTGAGCAACGGCTCAATTTTAGCCCAGGAGCCCGGGAGGGGTGGGGATGAAAAATTAATTCCATCCCCCCATCAAGGTCCGATAGGATCCCCCTCGGAGGGTGCCATGGCGACGAGCCTGCGCGAGAAGTTCCTCGAGGCGATGCTGGAGCTCGAGGCCCGGCACGGAGGCAGCGAGAGGGCCGCGGCCAAGGCCGCCGGCGTCAGCCGCCAGAAGTGGAGGGCCTGGAAGGCCGGGGCAGAGCCCCGCATTGGCGGCGTCGAGAAGGTCCTCGAGGCCGTCGAAGCTCTGGCGGCCCGATGACCCCGATGCTCCCCCGCGGCCGTTCACCTCCGGCCCGCCCCCGGCCTGCCTTCACCTTCAACCCCAACCCCAGGAGCCAGAGATGCCCAAGTTCCCCGAACCCCAGCCCTACGCCGCCACGCCCCGGCCGCCTATCCCCCTTGAGGAGGTGGAGAGCAGCCAGCTCGCGGCCGTGGGCTACGACGCCCCTTCGCAGACCCTCGCCATCCGCTTCAAGCACGGGGCCGGGGCCATCTACCACTACCCCGGCGTGTCCCCGGAGCTCTACCAGGAGTTCCGCGCGGCCGAGAGCCTCGGCCGATTCTTCGGCCAGCGCCTCAAGGCCCTCGCCTTCGACAAGTTCCCCCCGGAGCCTCAGGCCCAGGCCTGAGCTCACCCCTACCCCAACCCCCACGACAGGAGGAGCTCATGGAGCTCGAGACCATCAATGAACCCCGCCTCACGGAGGCCCAGGCCTCCGCGGTGGAGCAGGCGGCGGAGCAGGCTGGCGCCATCGCCCTCGCCGCGCAAGGCCTCGTCATCCGGACCGACGAGGACTACATGGCGGCCGACGCCGCCTTCAACCGGGCCCGCAAGATGAAGAAGGCCATTGAAGAGGACCGGCGGAAGCTGACCGGCCCCCTCAAGGAAGTGGTGAAGCTCATCGAAGCGAAGTATGCGGCGCCGCTCGATCAGGTCACCAAGGCAGAGGCGGCCATCCGCACCACCATGGAGGACTACCAGCGCCGGAAGAGGGCCGAGCAGCGGGAGGCCGAGGCCCGCGCGGCCGAGGAGAAGCGGCGCCAGGAGGAGGAGGCGCGGCAGGCCGCCCAGGCCAAGCTCGACGAGGCCGCCAAGCTGAAGGCCCAGGCGGAGGAGAGCGCCGCCGCTGCCCAGCAGCTTGCCGCGGAGGATCCTCTCGCCGCGGCCCTGCTCGCCGAGGATGCGAAGGAGGTCGAGCTCGAGGCCCAGCGGAAGCGGGATGAGGGCTTCGCCGTCATCCGGGAGAGCGCCGCGGCGCCGGCGGTTGTGGTGCCCGGGAAGCTCATCGGCGCCGGCTCGCGCACGGTCTACCCCTGGAAGCACCGGGTGACGGACCCCTCCCTGGTCCCCGATGAATACTGGGTCCTGGACGAGTCCAAGCTGGCGGCCCTGGCCCGGTCCCTGAAGGACAAGGCCCAGGTCCCCGGCGTCGAGTTCTACGAGGATGTCCGGGTGGGGGGGCGCTGAGATGGCTTTGAAGCTCACCCCTGAGAAGATCGCCCTCATTCACAAGGTGATGATGCCCGGCGCCACTGACGACGAGGTGAAGGTCTTCGTCGCCAAGTGCGAGGCCAAGAACCTCGACCCCTTCGCCGGCCAGATCATGCCCACCAAGCGGAAGGTTCGCGAGGAGGATGAGCACGGGAACTGGGTTCAGAGGACGGTCTGGACCGACCTCGTGCCCATCGACGGGCTGCGCAAGATCGCCGTCGATACCGGGGACTACTGCGGCCAGGAGGGCCCGTTCTGGTGCGGGCCTGATGGCGCCTGGAGGGATGTTTGGCTCCAGAAGGAACCCCCGAAGGCGGCGAAGGTCATCGTGCACCGGAAGGGCTTCACGCACGGCCTCACGGCCGTCGCCCTCTTCGAGTCCTATGCCCAGAGGAAGAGTGGCGGGGCCTTGAACAACGTGTGGTCGAACCTGGGGGCCCACATGATCGCCAAGTGCGCCGAGGCGCTGGCTCTGCGGAAGGCGTTCCCCAACGAGACCGGCGGCTTCATCCTCGAGGAAGAGCTCGGCGCCGTCCCGACCGGCGAGCCCCAGCCGGAAGGCGGCGAGCCTGGATCCCAGTCAGCGCCCAGCGCCCCGCCGGCCTCGGAGCCCAAGCCCGCGGGGAAGGTGGCCGACTGGCCGATCCCGCTGCAGGAGAGGTATCAGGGGCTCCTTGATCGGCTCTACAAGGTGCTCAAGGACGGCGGGAAGGCCTCGGAGTATGACGAGCGGGCCGCGAAGTGGAAGCAGCTCGCCGAGACCGAGGGCCCGGACGCCTGCCTGGAACGGCTCGAGGTCTTCGTGAAGAAGCTCGAGGACGCCCTGGCGGAGAAGCTCAAGGCGGGCCAGGGCGCCCCCGCCGAGCCCGCGGCGCCGGCGCCGCCGGCGCCCAGCGCGAGCCCCGCGCAGACCATCGCCGAGAACTGGGCGAAGATCCGCCGGAGCTCGACCTACTCCCGGATGAGCGAGACCAAGTGGGAGGAAGAGCGGAAGAGGCTGACGAAGGACTGGTCCGCCAGGAACGCCGAGGACCCCGAGGTTGGCGTCCTGGACGGCCAGACGGCCCTCCTGGACATCCTGTAGCCCTGCCCGGCCGGGCGCGGCCATGCTCACCCCGGCGGGGGCGCCCTCCCCGCCGGATCCTGGAGACCCCATGCCCCTCTCCCGCTACGAGGCCATCCTCGCCGAAGCCGAGGCCGCTGCAGAAAAAGAACCCTCGAGGGCGAAGCAGCTGCTCGCCCCCGCGCCCCCGCGCCCCGCCGCGCCCCGCCACGAAGGCCAGGGCGAGCACGGCCCGGTGGTCGGGACCGCCCTCCACTTCATGCTCAACGCCAACGCCACCGAAACCGCCTACGGCCGCGAGCTCCAGCGCCAGAAGCTCGCCGGCGCCATCCTCGAGTGGTGGTGGCAGCCCTGCAGCTTCCGCCTCAGCTTCGACGAGAAGGGCCGCGGGATCTTCTACCGCCCGGACTTCTTCGTGCTCACCCGCGAGAACATCCTCGAGGTCCACGAGACAAAGGGCTTCATGCGGGAGGACGCCCGCCACAAGCTCGCTTGGGCGGCCAGCCTCTACCCGTTCCGCTTCATCCTCGTGAAGAGGACCCGCGGCACCTGGGCCACCACGCCCTACGCCTGCTCTTTCCCTTGACCCCCCAGCTTCAGAGGTTCGACCTTGCTACCGGCCAAGCTCGAATGGTTCAAACTCGACGCTCTCGACTACCTCGAGGACCCGGAGCTCGATGGGCTCCCCCTCGCCGCCCAGGGCCTCCTCGTGCGGCTCTGGTGCGCCTGCTGCCGCGACGGCTCCATCTCCTCCGACCCCCTCGAGGCAGCTCGCCGCTCCATGAGCCGGGCCGAGGACGTGGTGGAGCTCTGGCCCCTGGTCCGGCCTTTCTTCCGGCCGGTGGGGAACGGCGCCACCGGCAGGCTCTACAGCGCCCGGCTGCTCTCCCAATCCAGGGCCCTCGCCGAGGCCCAGGCCCGCCGGAAGGTGGCCGGGAAGCTCGGAGCCCAGGCCCGATGGGAGGGGCAGGGGCAGGAGGTGGGGCAGAGGGGTGGGCAGCGGGTGGTGCAGGAGCCCCCCAGAAATCCATCCGATGAAAAACAGGGCACTTCCGCCATGGCAGGAGCTATGCGATTGCCATTGGCAGATGGGTCCCTAATTCAGAGAGAAGAGATAAAAGATTCCCCCCCTAGCCCCCCCGCCAAGCGGGGGAGGTCCAGGGCCGCCTCTAGCCTCGAGGTGGTCCCCGTGGTGGAATGGGCCCCCGCCCTCGCGGCCCGGCTCCGCGATGCGTGGCACAAGTCCGACCCGGACGGCCGGGTGATTCGAGTCTCTATGTCCCAGCTCATCCAGCGCCTCTCCGCGATCCACCACCGGCAGCCGCTCTACACCGAGCGGATCCTGGAAGCTGCCGCCGCGGACTACCTGAAGAGCACCCGGAAGAGCTACAAGAGCCCGCACTACTTTTTCACCCTCACCCCTGACAAGAACTGCGGCGATGCCCCCCCCTTCAAGGAATGGGCGGACGCCCGCGTGAACCTCGAGCGGCGCCGGGCCGCCTCGAGCCCTGCCCACAACCCCCACCCTGGAGCTCCCCATGGAGACGAACCCCACCCCCACCCTGCACACCCTGAAGCTCGGCCGCCAGTTCTACGAGGCGAAGCTGAAGGGCCTCAAGCCCTGGGAGCTTAGAAACACCCTGGACCGGACCTTCCGCGTCGGCGACCGCGTCCGCTTCATCGAGGTCGAGGGCGGCGAGCCCACCGGCCGCGAGACCTCGACGACCTCGATCCAGTGGGTCCTCGAGGGTGGACCGACCCTCCTTCCCGAAGGGCTCTGCATCTTCACGCACGAGGACATCCGGAGGCCGGAGGGGGCCGCCAACGAGGTTCTGAACGCCTACCTCGAGCTGAGGAAGGTGGTCGAGGCCCCGGAGCCCGACCCGATCCTCGAGCACTACGGCACGATGCGGGCCGAGGTGGGCCTCACCCTTCTCGCCATGGCCCTCGGGCGCCCTTGGCCCTACGACCCCTGGGCGACTCCTGAGGAGCTCGAGGCCCAGGGCTTCGACCACGCGGCAGCCACGCGGAAGCTCAACGAGCGGATCGTGGCCTTCCTCCGGATGGCGGCGGCCGGGAACACGGAGCCCGATGCCCTGGCGGCGGAGGCCGGCGCCATCCTCGAGGACCTGAAGCCCTCAGAGGCGGCTCATGGGTGAGCTCTTCGTGGAGCGGCCGCCGGAGGACGTGGAGGCGGAGCGGAGCCTCCTGGCCTCGTGCTCCGCGGCCGGCATGGAGGCCACCGCCCTCCCGGTGGTGGTCCAGCTCTCGACCGAGGACTTCGTCCACCCCGCCCATCAAGCCCTCTTCGCGGCCCTGAGGCACCTACTCGAGGGCAACCTCGAGGTCAACGCTCTCACCCTGCGGGACCAGCTGGCCCGCGCGGGGCACCTCGGCGAGGTGGGCGGGTTCGCGGGCCTGACCGAGCTCCTCGCGGCCGAGGAGGTGGGCCGCCCCCAGGTGCTCGCCGACATCCTGAAGCGGAAGAGCGCCCTCCGGAAGCTCATCCGGGAGGGCTCCAGGATCATCCGCGAGGCGGCCGAGGAAGCTCTGCTCCCTGAGGACCTCGCCCGCGGGGCCTCGGCCCGCATCATGGAGGCGGCCGGGACCACCCGCGGCCGGACCGAGCCGACGGCTGCGCACGAGACGGCCGCCGAGCTCGCCGACGAGAACCGGGTCATCGACTACGGGATCCCCTGGCCCCTCATGGGGCTCCGGACGATGGGCACCTCCCTCCACGCGGGGAACATGGTCGTCCTCGCCGCGCGGCCGAGCCTGGGCAAGAGCGCCCTCGCCGCCCAGGTCGCCCTCTGGGCCGCCAGGGCGGGCTACAAGGTGGGGTTCTGGAGCCTGGAGATGTCGAAGGTGGAGCTCGTCGAGAGGCTCGTCTCGCAGATGGGCTACCTGCGCCCGGGCTGGGCCCGGCGAGCCCTTCGCCCAGGGGAGCGGGAGAAGATCCTCGAGGCCCGCGAGGAGCTCCGCGGGATGAAGCTGAAGCTCTGCGCCGAGCCGGGCGCGAGCCCCGCCATGATCCGGGCCGCCCTGGCCTCCGAGCGGGTGAAGGGCGAGCCCTACGACCTGGTGCTCGTGGACTACCTGCAGCTCATGGGGGACGACGATGGGGACTGGGCGCGGCGGCAGAACGAGGCCACGCGGGTCGGCGCCAAGAGCCGCGCCATGAAGCTCCTCCTCCAGGACTTCAACATCCCCGGGGTGGTGCTCTCGCAGCTCAACCGCGAGATGGAGGGCCGCGGCGGCCAGCCGCCCAGGCTTTCGGACCTCCGGGACTCCGGCGCCATCGAGCAGGACGCGGACGCCGTGGTCTTCATCCACCGGAAGAGGGTGGAGGGCGAGCCGGAGCTCGTGGGCAAGATCCTCGTCGCCAAGGATCGGCACGGCTCCGTGGGGTCGGTCCCGGTGGTCTTCGAGCCGGGGACCCTCCTCTTCAGGGACCACGAGCGGCTCACCGAGCCCCCGGCCGTGGAAGCCCCCCGGGGCCCGGACTCTCTGGAGGGGCTGGAGGATTGGGGCATTTAACTAGACCATAAAGTAGAGTTAAAAATCCTAAAAAAACAATTGAACCGCCCCTGCTCTCCTGGGGATCATGGAAGGGCAGGGGCGGTGCCCCTTTCGCGTGGAGGCGAAGATGAACGACGAGACGACCAAGCTCCCGGCCTGGGTTCGGCGGGCGATGAACGCGGAGAAGTCCGGCGAAGAGGTGGCCCTTTGCGCCCAGGCCGCCCAGAGGAACGGCGACCTCCTGGTGGCAATCATCGACATCCACTTCTCGGAGGTCTCCGAGGTTGAGAGCGCCCCCCTCCAGCATGCGGACGAGCTCGTGGCGGAGTTCCGGCTCCGTCTCTCCGACCACGGCGGCAAAGAATGCGGCTTCGTGCTCCGCACCTTCCAGTTCTGAGGGGGCGAAGATGAAAAAGGAAATCAACCCCCAGGAAAAGCTCCTTTCCGCCTCGAACGACATGATGAAGCGGCTCGAGGCCGCCACCCGCAGGAGGAGCGCCAAGTTCACCGAGTTCTCGAACCGGCTCATCACCTCCGGGTTCTTCGAGGCCATGCGTTGGCAAGGCGAGTTCATGGCCCACCACGAAGCCTGCCACCGCGTGGCCCGGCTGGTGCTCGCCATCGAGGATGCCCATGGGCTCGTCCACGCCCTCCAGGAGGTCCGCGAGAGGGCCCTCGAGTTCCTCAGCTTCGGGAAGGGCTTCGCCGGCCTTCCTTCCCACGAGGAAGGGCCCATCGACATCTACACCAGCCAAGCCAGGAGCGCGGTCCAGAGCCTCCTCAAACACGACTTCCTCCGGGAGCTCGACATCGCCCAGCTCAAGGCCCTCGAGGATGAGGCCTACGCCTTCCAGGTGGCCCAGGCTGCGAAGGGGGAAGCGTGAAGCGGTCCTCTCTCGCCCAGCGGCGCCGCCGGGAGGCCCGCCGCGCCTTGGGGCTCTGCCCCTACTGCACCACCCCGAACCTCAAGGCCGAGGGCCGCGCGGCTTGCGGCTACCACCTGGAGCAGGCGAGCGAGGCCCAGCGGGCCCGCGAGCTCAGGAACGAGGCCGCCGGCCGGTGCCGGTGCGGCCGTGAGAGGGCGGACGGGGCCCGCTGGTGCCCCTCCTGCTCTTCCCGTTGGACCAGCCAGCTCGACAATTGGCACCAGACCCGCCACGGAGGCCCCCAGTGATGAACCTCGACCCGACCGGACACATCGCCGCCCAGTTCCCGGAGCTGGAGCGGATCCTCTCCCCCAGGCCTCCGCGCCGCGAGCTCCGGATGGTCCGGCGCCCCCGGCTCCGCTGGAAAGGCCTCGCTGACCCCTCGCCCGACCCGGCGAAGGCCCACCGGATCGCCCAGTTCCTCCGGGCCCTCCTCCTGTCCCAGGCCATCCGGGAGCGTGGCCGGTGGACCGCCCGGCTCGCCCTGGCGGCCATCTACCTCTCCCAGGTCCGCGAGCGTCAGCTCCGCGCCCTGGACATCGCCAGCCGCGGCCCCTGGGCCGCCCTGGCCCTCTGATTCACCTTCCCCTACCCCCACCCGCCCGGCCGTGCCCGGGCATCACGGAGAGCACCATGAACCCTGGAACCCCCCTGTCCCCCCTGCTCGAGCGAGTGCTCCAGCAGGCCTCCCAGAACATCGACCTCCTGCCCCGCCGGTCCGCGATCATCCCCCGCCCGGATGGAGCCTTGGCGATCGTCAACGACAAGATGGGCCTCGTGGGCGAGTTCACCCCCACCGACTACGCCCATGGGCAGCTCGCCGGAGCCATGAAGTTCCCCCGCGACTTCTACCACCGGCTCCGCGCCGAGCACCCGGAGGAGTGGTCCCGCACCCTGGGCGCCCTCCTGCATGAAGCGCCCCAGGAGCGGCGCTTGCTCCGGACCCGGGGCGGGGCGGCCCGGGCCTTCCTTTCCAGCCGCTACCGCCGCATCGACAACGATGCCGTCGCGGCCATGGTGCTCCCCATCGCCAAGGAGCGCGGCCTCGTGGTGCAGAGCTGCGAGGTCACGGAGACCAAGCTCTACATGCAGCTCATCTCCCCGAAGGTGGAGGGCGAGGTCCGGCCGGGCGACGTGGTCCAAGCCGGGATCATCCTCCAGAACAGCGAGGTCGGCGCCGCCTCCCTCAGCGTAAAGCCCTTGGTCTACCGGCTGGTCTGCACGAACGGGATGATCGCCCAGACTTCCTCGAAGGCCTACCGCCACCTGGGGGGCCGCCTGGAGGTCGCTGCCGAGGGCTCCCTGCAGATCCTCAGCGATGAGACCCGGCAGGCCCAGGACAAGGCGACGGTCCTCGCCGTGAGGGACATCATCGACCACTACACCGGCGCCGCCGGCTTCGCCGAGGTGCTGGGCGAGCTCCGCGAAGCCGCGGACGCCCCCGTGATGGGGGACCCGGAGGCGGCCGTCGAGGTGCTGGCCCGGACCCAGGGCCTGCTCGAGAGCGAGAGCACCCTCGTCCTGCGCAGCTTCCTCGAGGACCGGGACCGGACCCGGTGGGGGCTGGCGAACGCCGTGACGGCCCTCGCCAACGACCACGCGGACTACGACCGCGCGGTGGAGCTGGAGGCCATGGGCGGCGCCGTGATGGCCCTCACCGGCGCCTCCTGGAACGCCATCGCCACCGCCCGCGCCTGATGCCCCGGCCCCTCTCCAGCGCCACCAGGGCCCTCCTCCGGCCGCTCCCCACCGACAGGCGGGGGCGGCCGGTGCTCGAGGGGCTTGTGACCGGGGAGGAGACCGGCCTCTCCCCCTCGACCCTCCTCTTCGCTCTCCGCCGCGGCGAGCTCGCCGCCTTCGAGCACCGGGGGCGCCTCCTCTGGAACCTGCAGGAGGTCCAAGCCTGGGCCTCCCCCGAAGGGGCCGCCAGCCGCCGAGCGCGAGCTGGCCGCCCCAGAAAGGCCAAGCCATGAACCTCCGCCTCTCCGCGGCCGTCGCCCGCTACCGGGTCCGCCGCGCCCTCGAGCTCCTGCCCCAGCGGCGGCTCGCCGGGGCCTGCATCATGCTCTTCGCCGCTGCCACCCTGATCCTTGGCGGCTTCACGCTCGAGGACTTCCCCGGCCGATCCTTCGTCTCCCTGCTCTGCGGGACCCTGATGATGGGGTTCGGCGCCCTCCTCCGGGGGCTCGAATGAAGGCCAAGCACCGCCCGTCCGCCCTCACCGCGAAAGAACGGGAGCACCGCGAGCTCCTCCGCCAGCTCGGCGGATCCATCCTCCGCCACCACCTCCGCAGCTGGGATGCCGAGGCCCAGCTCGAGGGGCTCGTGGGCCATGAGCTCGAATTCACCAATGAGCTCATCAACGGCACCTGCGCCGTCTTGGGCGAGCCTGAAGCCCCGATCCCGACCGAGGTCGTCGACACCTTCCTCCGCGAGCTGGGAGCCCTCAAGTGACCCGCGCCGCCCTCCTCCTCTTCGCCCTGCTCGCCCTCTCGCCCCTCCGCGCCTCGGACCCCTGGACCAAGGCCGACACCGCGCGGGAGCTGGCCTTCACGGCCGTCGTGGTCCTGGACTGGGGGACCACCCTGGACATCGAGCGGGCCCACCAGGAGTCCCCCTGGATCCACGAGACGAACCCGATCCTCGGCCGCCACCCTTCGCGGGCGAAGGTGAACCTCTACATCCCCGCGGGGATCCTGCTCCACTTCCTCGCCGCCCGCGCCATGCCGGCCCGCTGGCGGGCGGCCTTCCAATCAGCGAGCATCTTCATCGAGGCCGGCGCCGTGTCCCACAACTTCGCCGTGGGCCTGAGGCTCAACTTCTAGGAGTTCCCCGTGCTGGACCCTGACAAGCTCGAGGCCCTACTGAAGGCGGCGCTGCCGGCCGTCACCCTGAGGGACCTCAACCCCATGAACCCCGACACCCCGGCCATGAGCCCGGGGCTCTGCCAAGCCATCACCAGGAAGGTCCTCCAGGAGAACATCCGCTCCGTTATGAGGACCGACCTCCACCCGGAGGGGCCCGAGCGCCCCTCCCTTCCCTCCAAGAGGAGAGCATGAGCAACCCCAAGAACACCCCCCCGAAGAAGGCCGAGAAGGGCCCGAAGAAGCGCCCGGCCAAGCTGGAGCACGAGGAGCCGGACGCCGGCGCCGGAGAGGCTGGCGAGGCCATGACGGCGGGAGAGCTCCCTGGCGAGCCCCAGGGCGAGGCCGCGGCCGCGCCGGGGAAAGCGCACGACGCCCAGGAGACCGCCCAGGCCAAGCAGGCCCGCGGCCTCATCCGGCTCTGCGAGGACAAGCTCGACCGCGACACGAAGAGGGTCCGCGCCTTCCTGGACCGTGCCAAGGCGGCGCCGGAGAGCAGCGCCTCCAGCCTCGACGAGGCCGGGACGCTCCTGGTCGCCATGGGCCACTACTTCCTGCAGCGCGGGGCCATCCTGCGCGACGGCCCGGGGGAGCCGAACCGGCTCCTCGCCGTGGCGGCCCGCAGCGTCCGGAACGAGCTGCTCGAGGCCGCGGCCACCCTCGACCAGTCCTGCCACACGCCCTCGAGCTGGAAGTCTGCCGAGAACCGGCTGGCCGAGGCCTCCAAGACCGTGAAGAGCGCCATCGTCCTGCTCGGGACCGATGGCATCGCGGCCGTGGCGCGGGACGAGAACCCGCTCCTCGACGAGAGCGGCAAGCCGCTGGTGAACCCGTGAAGATCGCCCCGGCCGCAGAGCTGGGGCGGGTCGTCGTGTCCGTGGTCCTCGTGGCCCCGGGCTCCTGGCTCGGCCTCGTCCACAAGGACGGGGCCGAGGTCTACCGCACCACCAAGACCACGCCGGAGGAGGCCGCCCTGGCCGCCCTGGCCCACTCCAAGCAGTTCATCCCTGGAGGTCCGAAGTGACCCGACCCAACCGCCCCACCCCGAAGAAGAAGCCCGCCGCCAAGCCGGCGCCCTCCCCGTTCGAGCTGCTCTCCCGGCTCGAGCACCAGCAGCTCCTCTCCCTCCCCCCGGTCGCTGAGGCCATCGACCGCGCCCAGGCCCAGGCCGACGCCGTGGTGGAGGAGGCGAACCGCCAGATCGCCGCCCTCGAGGAAAAGCTCCGCGTCTCCGAGAGCAACCTGAGCGTTGCCCTTCAGCACGCCGAGAACCTCCGCAAGGACCTCGCCGACTCGCGGGAGGAGGCCGCGGAAGCCCACCGCCTGATGCGGCGGCAGGAAGTCATCGACTCCTCCAAGCTGGAGCCCGCTCGCCTTGACCCCGTGCTCGAGGTCGAGCTCGCCCACGAGCTCCTCGACTCGATGCCGGGCGGCGCCCCTCCGCGCCGCGCCCTGGTGCCGTCGGAGAGCGATGGATCACGGAAGGTCGAGACCACCCTGACCCTGGCGCAGCGCCTCACCCGCCTGCGGTTCTGATGTTGAAGCGCCGGACCCCCCTCAGGGCCCGGGCGCCCCTGCGGGCGCGGAAGCCCTTGGCACCTCGGAGGCTCAACCCGAGGCGCCAAGGGCCCAAGGCACCCAGGATCAAGCCGAAGAGGGCGGAGGACCCGGAGCGCCTCGCCAAGGTCCGCCGCCTTCCCTGCATCGTCTGCCGGCGCGAGGGCCTCCTCCAGAGGACGCCGACCGAGGCCCACCACCTCAAGAGGAAGCCGGATGGCGGCCGATGGGGTGCCAGCCAGAAAGCCCCGGACCGGTTCACGATCCCGCTCTGCTTCGACCACCACTGGAACGGCTCGCGCCAGACGCCGCCCTTCCGCCCCATCAGCCTCGCCCAGTTTGAGGAGCTCCACGGCTCCGAGCTCGAGCTGCTCGAGGAAACCGACCGCTTGCTCCAGAACCAGAACCTCTAGGAGGCCACCATGAAAGCCCGTATCTTCGCCCTTCCTTTCGCCCTTCTCTTCCTCTCCTTCGCCATTTTCCTCGCAGCCACCATCTCCATCGGGTGCACCTACGCCGAGCGGGCCCACCTCTCCAGCATGGGGAAGAACCACCGCGTGACCCTCTACAGCGGCGGGGTGAAGGTGGGCCAGTGGGAAGCTCGTGGGCAGGTCCAGAACGAAGCACACAGCGACGGCTTCCAGTTCGAGGACGCGGCTACCGGCAAGCTCATCGAGGTCCAAGGGACCTGCCTCGTGGAGCAGGAGTAGCCGGTGGCCCACCACTACCCCCACCCCCACGCCACGCCCTCGAACCCCTTCCTCGCCCTGCTGGCGGAGAAGGGGCCTGAGGCTTTCCTGGAGGCCCTCAGGAGCGAGCGGGTGCAGACCCCCGCGCTCCAGGCCGCGGTCCTTCGGATCCAGGCCCTCGAGGCCCACCTCCGCGAGCTGGCCCGATGAGCGTCAAGGTCTTCATCCTCACGACCGCCCAGGAGGCCCGCCGGGTCACGGACCTCCTGCTCTCCACCTGGGAGCCTCTGGCCCGGGCCGGGCGCCCCATCGCGGTAGAGGTCCGCCCCGGCCGCGCCAAGAGGAGCACCCGGCAGAACGCTTTCTACTGGTCCCGGCTTCGGGAAATCGCGGACCAGTTCCAGCCCGAAGGGAAGAGGTTCACTGAGGAGGCTCTGCACGAGTTCTTCAAGCGGGAGTTCATCGGCGTCGAGGACCTTCCCGGCGGCCAGCAGATGAGCATCTCGAGCGGCTCGCTGGACACCGCCCAGTTCGCGGAGTTCGTCACCCAGGTCGAGGCCTACGCCTCGCGGGAGATGGGCGTCCGCTTCCTGGAGCTCTGATGCGCGTCATCCTCGTGGGTCGGGCCCCCAGCCGCTCCAGCGACCCCTCGAGGCCCTTCCAGGGGACCGCCAGCGGGAGGCACCTCCTGAAGCTCTCCGGGCTCCAGCCCGAGCAGTTCTGGAAGGCCTTCGAGGCCCGGAACCTGCTGGACTACTGGCCGGGCCCCGCCGGCCGCCAGGGGGACCGCCTGCCGGCGCGGGAGGCCCGTTCCGCCGCCCTTGAGCTCCGGCCCCAGCTGCTCGGCCGCCGGGTGCTGCTCCTGGGGCCCGACGTGGCCCAGGCCTTCGGCCTCGAGCGGGAGCCGCTCCGCTGGACCGTGGGGCAAGGCCTCGAGGCGTTCTGGGCCATCTTCCCCCACCCCTCCAGGGTGAGCCGCTGGTGGAACCTCGAGGAGAACGAGCTGGCCGCGGCGGCCTTCCTCCGGGCCGCGGCGCTCCCCCAGGTCGGGGAAGGCGGCCACCCGCCCCTGTTCCCCTGGGCTTGACCCACCCCTCCGCGCCCTGGCACCTTGGCGGCGGAGGAGAGCATGACGAAGAAGACCCCCAAGCCGAACGCCTGGGCCTCGAGGCTCGTCGGAGAAGGCGAGGCGGACCCCCGCGAGCTCCTGCCCAACCCGAAGAACTGGCGCGTCCACCCGCGACACCAGCAGGAGGCCCTCGACTCGGTCCTCGAGAAGGTGGGATGGGTCCAGCGGGTCATCGTCAACAAGAGGACCGGGAACCTCGTGGACGGCCACCTCCGCGTGTCCAGGGCCATCGAAAAGGGCGAGGCCTCCGTCCCCGTGGCCTTCGTGGACCTCTCGCCTGAGGAGGAGGGCCTCGTGCTCGCGAGCCTCGATCCCATCGCCTCCATGGCGGCGACGGACGCCGAGATGCTCTCCGGCCTGCTCTCCGAGCTCGAAGCCCAGGAGGCCATCCCGGAGGACCTGCTGGGCACCCTGAAGCTGCTCGAGGGCCTCGACGTGGCCGCGGCGAAGAGCCTCGAGGACGTGGCCTTCCAGGCCGGCAAAGGCGGCGAGGACGACCTCTGGCCCGTCATCAAGATCAAGGTGTCCCCCGACGCCGAGCGGGTCTGGGCGGAGACCTGGGAGAAGCTCAAGGGCTCGGACAGCGAGCGCGTGGTGGCCCTCTGCGCCGCCGCCAAGCTGTGAAGGCCGGCGGCCGTGCGCATCGTGTTCGCCTCGAGCTACAGGGGCGACTTCCAGGCTCTCCGCGGTGAGGCCATGAGGCTCTACTACGCCATCTACACGCCCGACCCGGGACAATGCCCCGCCGTGCGCGGCACCGGCCCCTCGGTCCTGCTGAGCTACCACTACTACAAGAGGTTCGACCTCGACCAGCTGCTCGAGGAGCAGCTCGGAGCGGACACGAGGGTCTTCCTGGACTCCGGCGCCTTCAGCGCCCACACGCTCGGCGCCCCGATCCAGGAATCCGAGTACATCGAGTTCATCAAGCGGTTCTCCCACCGCCTCGAGTGCTACTCGGTCCTGGATGACATCCGCAGCCCGGAGGCCACCTGGGACTCCCAGCGGCGCATGGAGGACGCCGGGCTCCGGCCCCTGCCCACTTGGCACGTCCGGGAGACCCTCGAATGGCTCGAGCACTACCTGGACAGGGGCTACGAGAGGATCGCCGTGGGGGGCATGGTCCCCTTCCTGGCGCGGCCGAAGGCCCTGATGCCGAAGCTGGTGCAGGCGCATCTCCTGGCGGAAGGGCGGGCTCGGCTGCACGGCTTCGGCGCCACGAGCTGGACCATCGCCAAGCAGGTGCCGTGGGACTCCGTCGACTCCTCGAGCTGGACCGGCTGCGTCCGGTTCTTCCAGCTCGACCTCTTCGACCGGAGGACGGCCACCTTCCGGAAACTGCCCCTTGGGGACCGGGCTCTCTGGTATCGCCACGCTCGCCAGCTGGCGGAGATAGGCGCCGACCCTGAGCCCTTCGCCTCATGGCCGAAAGGCAAGCCGATCAAGGGCGACGACAGGGTGGCCTTGCTTTCCATGAGCGCCAGGAGCTACGCTCTGGCCGCGGCCCACGCCGGCCGGATGCACTCGCAGAACAGGAGGGAACCGTGAACAAGAAGCTCGCCGTCGCCATCGTGAGCGGGGGCATGGACAGCGTCACGCTGGCCTACAGGCTGGCGGCAGAGGGCTACGAGCTCTCGATGCTGACCTTCGACTACGGCCAGCGCCACTTCCGGGAAATCTCCTGTGCCAGGAAGTGTGCCGAGCGTCTGGGCGCGAAGCACCAGGTCGTGAACGTGAGCTGCCTGAACCGGCTGCTCCCGGGCTCCAGCCTCACGGACCCCTCCGTGCCAGTGCCCGACGGCCACTACGCGGAGGAGACGATGAAGGCCACCGTCGTCCCCAACCGGAACGCCATCATGCTCTCGATAGCCTGGGGCCACGCGGTCGCCATCGGTGCCGAGGTGGTCGCCATCGGGGCCCACGCCGGCGACCACTTCATCTACCCCGACTGCCGGCGGCCGTTCCTCCAGGCCCTAGAGGACTGCTTCAAGGCGGGAAACGAGGGCTTCGGGCACCCCGGCCTCGAGCTGCATGCGCCCTTTCTGGAGTGGACGAAAGCCACCATCGCCAGGGAAGCCGCGACTCTGGGCGTCCACCTCGAAGAGACCTGGAGCTGCTACAAGGGGGGCGACCTCCACTGCGGCACCTGCGGCACCTGCACCGAGCGAAGGGAAGCCATCCGCGAGGCGGGCCTCCAAGACCTGACGCCCTATGAATGAGCGTCCGCTCGTCATCATCGGGTGCGGCTCGGCCAAGGCCTCGGAGCCGAGGAAGGCCCGCGAGCTCTACCAGGGGGGCTACTTCAAGGCCTGCCTCGCCGCGGCGCTGGCCTTCACCTCGGAGGATCGGGTGCTGATCCTCTCAGGCCGGCACGGCTTCCTGAGGCTGGACGACGAGGTGCAGCCCTACGACCAGCGCGTGGTGGACGAGGGGCACGTCTCCGATGGGAAGCTCGTCATGCAGGCCGAGGAGCTGGGGGTCGCCGGCTCTCCGCGGGTCATCATCCTCGCCGGGAAAGCCTACGCCACGGCTGCGCGGAAGGTCTGGCCCCGGGCGGAGTGGCCGCTCCAGGGCGTCGGGATCATCGGCAAGCAGCTCGCTTTCCTCAAAAAACTCCGGGAAGAGGCCGCCTCATGCTGACCGCCACCAGGACCCACGAGATAGCCTGCGGCCACCGGGTCGTCGGCCACGAGGGGAAGTGCGCCCACTTCCACGGCCACAACTACACCTTCGAGCTGACCCTTGCGGGCGAGCTCGACGCCGTGGGGCGGGTGCTCGACTTCGGGATCATCAAGGCCCGGCTCTGCTCCTGGCTCGAGGAACACTGGGATCACCGGATGCTGCTCTGGCACCTGGACCCGGACGCCCAGGCGCTCAAGGCCCTCGACGACCGGGTGGTCCTCCTGGACTTCAACCCCACGGCCGAGAACCTCGCGTTCTTCCTAGTCGAGAAGATCGGCCCGCTCCAGCTCCGGAACACCGGGGCGGAGCTCATCGCCTGCACGGTCCAGGAGACCGGGAAGTGCAGCGCCACCTACCGCCGGAGGGATGCGTGAGCCGCTCCTACTTCGTCAACGACCTCTACTGGGCGATCCAGGGCGAGGGGGTTCTGGCCGGGACCCCGATGGTCCTGCTCCGCCTTCACGGGTGCCCCGTCGCCTGCCGGTTCTGCGACACGAAAGAGACTTGGGCCTTCCGCGAGGCAGACCGCCGGGAAACCCTGGCGGAGGCCCTGGGCCAGAACGGCCATTGGGCCAGCGTCCCCCTCGAGGACATCGTGGCGGCCGTGAAGCAGGAGGCCATCGGGGGGACCAGCTGGGTCCTCATCACCGGGGGGGAGCCCGCCACGCAGCAGCTCCGGCCGCTCGTGGCCGCCCTGCACGGCGCCGGCTTCGCGGTGGCCCTGGAGACCAGCGGGACCCGGGAGGGACACCTCCAGCCCAAGGGGGAGCCGGAGGACGACGGCGGGGCCGACCACGTCACGGTGAGCCCCAAGCTGGGGAACCCCGGACGCCAGCCGATCCTCCGCCGCGTGGTGGCCGCGGCCGATGAGCTCAAGTTCATCCTCTCGGAGGCTTCCGACCTGGAGAGGATCGACGCCTTCCTCTGGAGCATGAACCTGGACCCCGCCCCGCGGATCAGCCTGCAGCCGGAGAGCTGCTCCCCCCAGGCCACCGCCCTCGCCTTGGCCGAGTGCCGCCGCCGCGGGTGGCACCTGAGCCTCCAGTCCCACAAGTTCATCGGAGCCCGCTGAGATGGAACGCCGCCACTCCTGCCAGGAAACCCCCGGGTCCTGCCTCGCCTGCGAGGAGACCAGCCTCCGGCTTGGCGCCCCGGAGGGCGAGCCCCAGGCGCTCCCCGCCGCCCTCCGCCCCAGGGCGCTCCCCGACCTCGTGAAGCTCGAGAGGATCGGCCGGGACCTGCTCCTGGCCCTGGGCGAGGACCCCGACGACCCCCGGGTCCTGGAGACCCCCGGCCGCTGGGCCCGCATGTGGGGGGAGATGCTGACCCCCCGCCTCGACCGGATCGGGACCAGCTTCGCCAGCCCCTCGGACGAGATGGTGGTCGTGTCCGGCGTCCGGGTCTGGAGCCTCTGCGAGCACCACCTCGTCCCGTTCTGGGTCGACGTCTCCATGGCCTACCTGCCCCGGAACCGGGTGCTCGGCCTCTCCAAGCTCGCCAGGGTCGCCCAGGCCGCCGCCGCCCGCCTCCAGCTCCAGGAGCGCCTCACGGGGGACATCGCCGACGCCCTGGAGGAGCTGGCCGGGACCTCGGACGTGGCCGTCGTGGCCCGCGGGGAGCACCTCTGCATGACCATGAGGGGGGCCAAGGCCGGCGCCCTCACCACTACCTCCAGCCTCCGCGGCCGGTTCCGGGACAGCGCCGTCCGCGCCGAGTTCCTGACCCTGGCCCGGAGTTGACCCTAGGAGCTTGACCGTGGCCCCCCGCGCCAAGAAACCCCCCGTGAAGACCTCCGCGGCCGTGATGACCGAGCTGCAGCGGGACTCCCAGGTCCTGAAGCTCCGGCAGGCGGGCTTGACCCTGGAGGAGATCGGCAGGGCCCTGGACCCCCCGGTGACGAAACAGGCCGTCTCCCAGCGGCTCCTCCGGCTCCTGGGGGAGCAGAGCGAGGAAATCAAGGCCCAGGCGGCCTACCTCAAGGACATCCAGCACACTCGGCTCGAGGCGCTCATCCGGACCCTCTGGACCCGGGCGCTGAAGGGGGAGCTCCAGGTCATCGACCGGCTCGAGAAGCTCCTGAACCGGCAGGCCGCCCTCCTGGGCCTCGACGCGCCAAAGAAGGTGGCGGAGACCGACGCCGACGGGAACGACCTCCCGTCCTCCCACAAGGAAGCCCTCCGCGCGAAGCTGCTCGCCGGGGCACCGCCGGCCGGGCCTGCGGGCGATGGTCTCTGAGTTCGAGCTCTCCGAGGCCCAGCGGTTCATGCTCCTCCCGCTGGAGGAGCGGGAGCGCCGCCTGGAGGCGATGAGCTTCCAGGAGGCCGAGGCCCTCCGCTACGACTGGGAGTTCTGGAGCCGCCCCTCCCAGCGGGTCCCCGGCAAGGTGAACCCCGCCACGGAGGACGGCTCCTGGACCGTGTGGATGCCCTGGGCGGGCCGCGGCTGGGGAAAGACCCGGACCGGGGCCGAGACCGTGCGCGGCTGGGTCAAGGAGTTCCCCATCGTGAACCTCGTGGGCCCCACGGCCGACGACGCCCGGGACGTCATGGTGGAGGGCCAGAGCGGCATCCTGGCCGTCTGCCCCAAGTGGGAGCGCCCCACCTACCGGCCCTCGAAGCGGCGCCTCGAGTGGCCCAACGGCGCCCGGTCCCTCATCCTCACGGCCGACGAGCCGGACCGGGCCCGCGGCAAGCAGTCCATGAAGCTCTGGGCCGACGAGCCCGGGGCGTGGCGCTACGGGCTGGAGACCTGGGACAACCTGGAGATGGGCCTCCGCCTTGGGCCTTCCCCCCAGGCGGTGCTCACCACAACCCCGAAGCCGACCAAGCTGCTCAAGCTCCTCGCCCAGGACCCGCAGACCCTCATCTCCCAGCGGCCCACCTTCGAGAACGAGGCCAACCTCTCCCCGCGGTTCCTCCAGCGCATGCGCCAGCGGTTCGAGGGCACCCGCCTGGGCCGGCAGGAGCTCCTCGCCGAGCTGCTGATGGACAACCCGGGCGCCCTCTGGAAGCGCGAATGGATCGACCGGGACCGGGTACCGAGGCCCCCGGAGGTGCTGGTTCGCATCGTGGTCGCCGTGGACCCGGCCGTGACCTCGGACCCGGAAAGCGACGAGACCGGGATCATCGTGGCCGGGATGGACAACCAGCCGGTCCCCCACTTCTACGTCCTCAGGGACCTCTCCGGCGTCCTGAGCGCCGCGGACTGGGGGACCCGGGCCGTGAAGGCCTACCGGGACCTCAAGGCGGACCGGATCGTGGGGGAGGTCAACAACGGGGGCGACCTCGTGGAGTTCGTGATCCGGAGCGTATCCCTGGGGGGGAAACCCGTGGGCCGGGACGCCGCCTACAAGAAGGTGAGCGCCAGCCGCGGCAAGGCCATCCGGGCCGAGCCCGTCGCCGCCCTGGCCGAGCAGGGCCGCCTTCACCACGTCGGGGAGTTCGGCACCCTCGAGGACCAGCTCTGCGACTGGGACCCCCAGGACGAGACCGCGAAGTCACCGGACCGGCTTGACGCCCTCGTATGGGCGGTCACAGAGTTGATGGGCGGCGGCATGGGCGGCCTCTCCATCTCCGACGCAGCCATCAAGGGCACCACCAGGAGGAGCGCATGACCATCGAGAAGCTCGGCATCCGGGAAAGCCTCCTGCAGCGCCTTCGCGAAAACGGCGCCGTCATCGCCGCGGACCGGTCCCACCCGCCCCTCCCCACCCCTGGGGGATTCACCCTGCCCGAGCTGCCCAAGGGGGTCGGGGGAGCCCGCGGCTTGGCAAAGGACTACGCGACCGCGTCCGCCCTTTCCTGGATGAACATGAACACCAGCTGGGGACGCACCGGATTCCCGGGCTACCCCTACCTCGCCGAGCTCTGGCAGATCAGCGAGTACCGGGCCCTGTCGGAAGCCCCGGCCGGGGAGATGGTCCGAAAGTGGATCAAGCTCACCAGCTCGGACACCTCCGGCGATGCGACCGACCGGATCAAGAGGATCGAGCGAGAGATGAAGCGGCTGAAAGCGCGCCGCAGGTTCCAGCAGGCGGCCATCCTGGACGGCGCCTACGGCCGCGGGCAGCTCTTTCTCGACCTGGGCATCCGCGGCAACGCGGAGCCGGACAAGGTGCTCCTCGACGTGCCGGAGAAGATCGCCAAGGGCAGCCTCCGCTCGCTCAAGGTCATCGAGCCCATCGTCACGGCGCCGGCGGACTACAACGCCACGGACCCCACGCACGACGACTACTACAAGCCCTCGGCGTGGTGGCTGCTGGGGAAGAAGGTCCACGCCTCGCGCCTGCTCACCTTCGTCTCCAGGCCGGTCCCCGACCTGCTGAAACCTGCCTACAACTTCGGCGGGATGAGCATGAGCCAGCTCGCCATGGACTGCGTCCGGAACTGGCGCCGGGTCCGCGACTCCACTACCCGCATGGTGGAGAGCTTCTCGACCAGCGGCATCAAGACGGCCATGAGCGACGTCCTGACCGGTGCCGGCTCGGAGCAGCTGGTGAAGCGGGCCGAGATGTTCGCGAATATGCGGGACAACTTCGGAACGCTCCTGATCGACAAGGCGAACGAGGAGTTCTTTCAGTTCAACGTCCCTCTCTCCGGCCTGGACAAGCTCCAGGCCCAGGCCCAGGAGCATATGGCCGCCGTGGGGCGCATCCCCCTGGTGGTCCTGCTGGGCATCACGCCCTCCGGCCTGAACGCCTCGAGCGAGGGAGAGATCCAGGTCTTCTACGACTACATCAAGGAGCAGCAGGAGCTCCTCTTCCGGGACAACCTCGAGAGGCTCATCCGGATCATCCAGCTCTCCCTCTTCGGGGACGTGGACGATAGCATCTCCTTCGAGTTCGAGGCCCTCTGGCAGCTCGACGACGAGGCCCTGGCCCGGATCCGCAAGAGCGATGCTGATGCGGCGACGGCCTACGTGGACCTGGGAGCCGTGGCCCCCATTGAAGTCCGGAAGCGGCTCGCTGCCGACCAGAACAGCGGGTGGCAGGGCCTCGACGTGGGCGGCGGTGCCAGCTCCCTCCTCGACCCGGAGGAGGAGCCGGAAGAGCCCGCGGCCGGGCCGGTTGTGCCCCCCGCCGCCGCCGCCGTCCCCGCCTCCCCCGCCGCCCCCGCCGCCCCTGCGCGGCCGAAAGCCCCGCTCATGCCCCCGGGCACCTCCGCGGCGGCCTCGGATCAGGTTCCGCGGCGCCACCGCCCCGCTCGTCGGAGGTAGGCCTTGAAGCTCAGGGCTCCCCGGCCCCGGACCATCCGCCCCACCCGCCCCAACGAGGGCGTCCGGGCGGACTACCGGCGCCATCTCGTCGCCATGATCGACGAGATGGAGAAGAGCGTCTCCCACTGGATCCTCCAGGCCTACAAGGCCAAGCTCCCCCACGCCCACCCGGAGATGCAGGGGGATGCCAGCCCGGCCCGGAACCTCGAGGCGGTCCTGGGCCGCCTGACCCAGCGGTGGACCCGGAAGTTCAACCGGCGAGCGCCCGGCTCCGCCAAGGCCTTCACCGAGGCCGCCCGCTCCCACTCCGAGAGCAGCCTCCGCAGGGCGCTCAGGGCTTCCGGGTTCTCCGTGGAGTTCCAGCCGACCCGGGCCATGAACGACGCTTTCCAGGCCGTCGTCTCGGAGAACGTGGGCCTCATCAAGTCCATCCCCCAGGAGTGCCTCAAGCAGGTCCGCTCGGCCGTAATGCAGTCCGTCGCCAAGGGCCGGGACGTGGGAGAGCTGGCGGACCTCATCGCCCGGCGCTTCGCCGTGGCCCGCTCCCGCGCGGAGCTCATCGCCAGGGATCAGAACAACAAGGCGACCTCCGTTCTGAACCGGGCCCGCCAGCGGGAGCTCGGCATCAAGCGGGCCGTCTGGATCCACACGCCCAGCTCCATCAACCCCCGCGAGAGCCACCTCGAGGCCGACGGGAAGGAGTTCGACCTGGACAAGGGCTGCCTCATCGACGGCAACTACATCTTCCCCGGGGAGCTCATCAACTGCGGGTGCATCTCCCAGAGCATCATCCCGGGGTTTGAAGAGTAGGGCCTTGCGATTCGGCCCGCCGGGGTTCATGCTGTCGCTCATGCGGACGAAGCAGCGCCCGGAGAGCAAGCTCCAGACCCTCACCCTGGCCCTCGATGCCTCGGTGCGAAAGATCGACGAGAACGGCTTTCTTCATGTCGCGGTCTCGAACATCAGCAAGGCCAATGTTTGCCCCTACTATGGCTGGGAGATGCCGGGGGACAACCTGGACCAGGATCGGGTCTACATGCTGCTCAGGGCCCCGGAGGAGCTGGCGAAGGCCGCCCCCACCGCCAACAACCTGCCTCTCCTGAGCGAGCACCTGCCGGTGGACCCGGACAACATCCCGCACGAGGCCATCGTCGGCGCCACCGGCACGGACGCGGTCTTTGACGCGCCCTATCTGAAGAACAGCCTCGTGATCTACCAGCGCGAGGCCATCGAAGGCGTCCAGAGCTCGGACAAGGTGGAGCTCTCTTGCGGCTACCGCTACACGTTGGACTTGACGCCGGGGGAGTTCGAAGGCGTAGCATACGACGGTGTCATGCGCGACATCGTCTTCAACCACGTCGCGCTGGTGGACGCGGGCCGCGCCGGCCCGGATGTCCTGGTCGCTGACCATCTCCCGGAGGGGATCATGAAGAACAAGCACAAGCTCGACCCGAAGGCCCTCGAGGTCGCCCACGCCGTGCACGGGTTCCTCCGCGGGAAGCTGGCCGGGGACAAGGCGCCCAGCCTGGGCGAGGTGAAGGCCCTGACCTCCAAGGTAACGGCCGATCGCTTCCCCAAGCAGCGGGAGGCCCTGGCGGGCGTCATCAAGCAGCAGTTCGGCCTCACGGCCGACGCCGACCTCGAGGACCTGCAGGACCTCCTCGAGGAGATGCAGGAGGGCGGCGACGATGACGAGGAAGGCCTTGACGCGGACCCGCTCCAGGCCCTCACCTCCATGCTCGAGAACCGCCTCAGCCCGGAGGACTTCCAGGCCGCCTCCGAGCTGCTGGGCAAGATCGCGCCCCAGGCCGACGCCAAGCCCGCCGCCCCCGCGGCCCAGGCCCCGAACCCCGCCGCTCCCGCGGCCAAGCCCGGCGAGGCCCCGAAGGCCGCCGACACGGAGGAAGGAATGGTCGACAAGAAGGCCATGGACCGCGCCCTCGCCACCGCCGAGCAGCGTGGCGCCCAGCTGGCGATGGACCGCTTCAAGGCGCTCCGCGCCGCCGAGGAGGAGGTCCGGCCCATCATCGGCACCCTCTCCAGCCCGCCCGACACCCCGGAAGCGATCTACAAGCTCGCCCTCGACGCCGCCAAGGTGGACCTCACCGGCGTCCCGCCCCAGTCCTACAAGCACATGGTCGCCATGCTCAAGCTCTCCCAGAGGGGCGCGGCCGACGACTCCGCGTTCGACCACGGCGACGGCGACGAGCTCAAGGAGCTCGCCCAGGCCATCCCCGGCGTCGACCGCCTCTCCAGCCACCGCCGCGCCTAGTAGGAGGCCCTCATGTTCCAGAACCAGGTCTACCCCAAGCAGGCCCGCGCCGTCATCGGCACCAAGGCCAGCACCAATCCGACCGAGAGCGTTACCGCGGGCCAGGGAGCCATCACCGCGGGAGCGGGCGGCCTGCTCGTCGCCGCGTTCGCGTGGGTCCATGGCAACGGCGTTGCCACGAACTCCAACCTCACCGGCGCCGTGAAGCCCGACGGCTTCCTGGCGAACGAGCTGCAGGCCCAGGTCACCGCCTACATGGGCGAGAGCACCCTGCTCGTCCCGGAGGGCGAGCCCGTGACCCTCTTCCGCCGGGGCGACTTCTTCGTCCAGACGCCGAAGCAGGCCAACAAGGGCCAGAGCGTCTACGCCTCCCTGCTCACCGGGCGGGTGCTGCCCGCCGACGCCGGGAGCTTCCCGACCGACTCCTTCGGCACCGCCGGCGCGATCACCGCGGGCACCACCCTCGGCTCCAACACCGTGACCATCTCCGCGGTCTCCTCCGGCGTCGTCGCCGCGGGCCAGAAGATCGAGCTCCCCGGCCTGCCGGAGAACACCTACATCTACGGCCTCGGCACCAGCACCGGCGGCGCTGGCACGGTCTACGTCACGCAGAAGGCCACCGCGACCGCGACCGGGGTTGACGGCACCATCACCCCGCTCGACTCCGAGGGCGGCGCCACCGGCACCGCCAGCTTCGCCACGAACCAGATGACCGTCACGGTCCTCGCGACCGGCCAGTTCGCCCCGGGCCAGCTGGTCGACAGCGCGGGCGTGGCGGCCGGGACCTACATCGTGGATCAGGTCTCCGGCACCCCCGGCGGCGCCGGCGTCTACACCCTCTCGACGAGCCCCGGCACCATCGCCGCCCAGGCCGTCTCTGCTTCCGCCTGGGTCGACACCGGCTGGGAGTTCCTCGAGAACGGCAACACGGGCGACCTGCTCAAGATCGGTCGCGTGTAAGGAGACCCCCATGAACCAGAAGCTGAAGTATCTCCAGGACCAGTGGGGCATCGTCCAGCCGGGCGCCCGCGGGTTCTTCACCGACTCCGACGCGGTCCGGCTCCGCGAGCGCCTTGTGGCCGGCAGCGGCGTGGGCCTGGACGTCGCGCCCCCGCTCTTCCCGGCCCAGCAGGGTACCGTCACCAGCCCGAACGCCGGCATCCCGGCCTTCCTGCTGACCTTCATGGACCCGGAGCTGGTCGAGGTGATCGTCGCCCCGACCCGGGCCGCCGACATCTTCGGCGAGGCCAAGCGCGGCGACTGGGAGGACACCACCATCATGTTCCCCATGGTGGAGGACGCGGGCGAGAGCTCGGCCTACGGCGACGACTCCGAGAACGGCATGGTGAGCTCCGAGGCCAACTGGGAGTACCGCCAGCCCTTCATGTACCAGACGATGGTCTACTACGGCGAGCTCCAGATGGCCCGCGCCGGCAAGGCCAAGCTGGACTGGGCTGCCGGGCAGGCCCGCGCCGCCGCGAAGACCATGAAGCGGTTCGAGAACCTCGTCTACTTCTTCGGCCTGAGTGGGCTGCAGAACTACGGCCTCCTGAACGACCCGGCCCTGCCCGCGTCCATCGTGCCCGCCACCAAGGCGGCCGGCGGCACGAGCTGGGACAACGCCACCACCAAAGAGATGTACGAGGACGTGGTCCTGCTCTTCACGCAGGCGCAGCGGCAGACCCTCGGCTACGTGGACAAGGACGCGAAGATGACCCTCGCGCTCGACTCCACGCGCGAGGCCCTGCTGGCGAAGGCCACGGACTTCAACGTCTCCGCCCTGGACATGATCCAGAAGGCCTACAAGAACCTTCGGATCGTCAACGCGCCGGAGTACGACACGGCCGCCGGCCAGCTCATGCAGCTCATCATCGAGGAGGTGGACGGCCAGCAGGTCGGGTTCTGCTCCTTCACCGAGAAGATGAGGTCGCACCCCATCATCCAGGGCAGCTCCTCCTACAAGCAGAAGCGGTCCGCCGGTGTGTCCGGCGCGATCATCAAGCTCCCCGCGGGCATCGCGTCGATGCTCGGTATCTAAGGACACCACCATGGCCCAGGCCCTTCCCCCCAGCGGCGCCCCTGTCGCCGCCCTCCAGAAAGCCGAACCTTCCCAGACCCGCCCCAAGGGCACCAGGGACGTCGTGGTCGTCGGGTGCAAGCTGCCTTCCGGCCTCCGGATCCAGCTCCGGGACAACGACGGGAAGGTCCACGAGGTGAAGCTCAACGGCTCCGCCGCCCCGGTGGCGCCCACCCTCGCTCGCCCCATGCCGGCCCACCGCATCTCCTCCACCTTCGGCATGACCACCGTGGACAAGGAGATGTGGGAGGCCTGGGTGGCCGAGCACAAGTCCTACCCCCCGCTCGTGAAGGGCTTCATCTTCGCGGCGCCGCGGTCGGACAGCGCCGACTCCAAGGCCCGGGAGCGGCAGGCTGAGAAGACCGGCCTCGAGCCGCGGCCCCGCCCCGCCAAGGCCAAGGACGGCGAGAAGAACGTCGTCGAGCCCCGGGTCGACGACTAGCGATGGCCGTCGTCGCCTGGGACCCGGATGGGTTCGCGCAGAGATTCCCCGAGTTCGCCCCGGCGACCTCGGGGATTTTCGCTGACCTCTTCACCGAGGCGGGGCTCCTCTGCGACAACTCCGGCGCCGGGCCGGTGAAGGATCCTGCTGTGCTCAAGGTCCTCCTGTTCCTGCTGACCGCGCACCTCGCCAAGCTCTACGTGGGGGCCAACGGCGACGGCGGGGGGCAGCAGGGCGTGGGCCGGGTCTCCCAGGGCAGCGAGGGGACCGTGTCCGTGAGCCTCGACATGGGGCAGGTCCAGAACGATCAGGCGTGGTATGTCCAGACGCCCTACGGGGCCCAGTACTGGGCGATGAGCAGCCCCTTCCGGCGCTTCGTCTACGTGCCCTCGTGCCGGCGGTGAGGGCCCCATGGCGCGGAGCACCCTCGACGGCTTCCAGCTCTCCCGGGTCATGGACGCCCAGGCCGGGAAGCTGCTGCGTGGGAAAGAGCTGAAGGTCGGGTTCCTCGAGGGCGCCACGGCTGGCCGGAAGGGCGTCCCGGCGGCCCAGGTGGCCTACATCAACGAGTTCGGGGCGCCCCGGGCGGGGATCCCGGCCCGGCCCGCCTTCCGCACGATGATCCGGCTCCAGTCCCCCAAGTGGGGGAAGCTGCTGGCCGCCGCCCTCCAGGCGAGCGGGAACGACGGGAAGAAGGGCCTCCGCATCCTGGGGCAGAGGATTCGCGAGCAGCTCCAGCAGAGCATCGCCAGCTGGTCCGACCCCCCGAACGCCGCCAGCACCATCGCCAGGAAGCACAAGGACACCCCGCTCAAGGACACGAAGAACCTCATGCAGAGCCCCGACTTCCAGGTGGTCGAGTGATGCGCCTCCGCCAGCTCTCCCGCGTCGTGACCCGGATCAACCCGGACACGGTGGCCACGCTACAGAAGGCCAACGGCTACACCGTGGGGGCGAACTTCAAGCAGGTCCCGGCCTTCACCACCTCCTCGGGGGTCCTCCAGGTGCAGGAGCTCGCGGCCGAGGAGCGGAAGCAGCTCGAGGGCGTGAACCAGGGGGACGTGCTGCGCAAGGTCTTCCTCGACGGCAGCTGGGACTCGGTGGCGCGGCAGACCCTCTCCGGCGGGGACCGCTTTATCTTCGGCGGCTTTGTCTGGGGCGTGGTCCGCGTCCTTGAGCAGTGGCCCGACTGGACGGCGGTCGCCGTCGCCCAGCTCGCGCCCTGGGTTGATCCCCCGGCGGCCCCATGACCGTGCCCAGCGTCACCTCCGACCAGCTGTTCACGGCCCTGGGCCAGTGGCTCGAGGACCGCGTGGTCCCGGCCGGGGTCCAGGTGGTCCAGGCCCTCGAGAACGGGGTGCCCACCCCGGCGACGGCCGACCCCGCAAGCCCCAACCTCGTCCGCCCCGTGGGCTGGGTCTCCATGCAGACCGTCCAGCAGCTCCGGCTCGCCACGGACCTCTCCGACTACCTGGACCCGGCCCCGGACCCCGGAAGCCTGGAGCTCTCCGCCAGCTCGGAGTGGATCGTCCAGGTGGACTTCTACGGGCCCGCCGCTG